CAGTAGCAGAAGGACAAGAAGATATAGATAAACTATTTCCCCAAGTTCCAGCTGTTCTACTAGCCCACATTCCTACAGAAGCAGAACCGTCAGCATAATTATTTTGGTAATCAGTAGTATTTTTTATAACAAACGCTGAACCTGATTCAGTTGCGTTTGATACCGATGTATTCTGTACACGGACAACTCTCAAAGCGTTAGAATATTGTAAGAAGTTTGAAGCCGTAAACCAACCTTCAAAGTTTGAAGTGTCAGGTTTACCAAACGTACTTACTAATTCTTGTTCCGAGCTGATTGATACAACTTCATCTAAAGGGCCTTTGTTGAAACTTCCAGCAAAAGCTCCAGTTGAAGTTGATACAGCAGGAATTATTCTTGTTAAGTCTTTTTCCTGTACGAGAACACCTGGTGATACTTGAAATGCCATTAGGTTTTCTCCTTATTAATTAGCTAATTGTTTTGTATATTTTCGCATATTTTGTAAGTTTTCTTACAGCCATAGTCAAAATTCATTACTACAGATATTTATATATTCTTGACTTTACAACCCTTTTCTAACAACTGGATACCATACAGTTCCATACTCATCTATCTCTTCTTTCAACTCTTCTGGTGTTCCATCATCTACAAACCCGAAAGGAGCCATATCTTGCTCTATTAATTTCTCTTGTTCTTCATATAGCATTTGTCTAGCATTAGTATTAGTCATCTCTTTGAAAAAAGGTTGATTACTTAACCAACCAAATATGACTAAGCACATCATTAAATCATCATTACAGCCTTCTTCTGCTTGCCAAGAATTACCACGTCTTGCAAAAGTAGACATTTCTTCTATAATATTAAAATCATTTATGACCATTTTATCGCCTTCAATTAAAGACTTAATGTTAGCACAACCAATTCTTTTAATTTGTTTAGTCATACGTACACCAAAACCAGAACCTCTTCCACTATAACCAGCACCTAGTATTTGTCCTGCTCTACCTTTTTGTGTAGTCATTAACAAACTAGGATATTCTAATTCATAGTTTAAAGACTCTGCTATCTGTTGTCCTATATCATTTGTTTCTACAAGTATTTCTGCTTTGTTATATGCTTTTGCAACTCTATCAATTATATGTGGAAATAAAATTGGTTTAATTTCTTGACTACGATATTTTGCTACAACTCTATAAGGCATTTTACTAACATCAAAAACTAAAAACGCTGAGTAATCTTTATCTACTCCTCTTGATACGTCAACTGTACAAACATATTGACGTCCTTCTACTGGTTTCTCAAACATATCTACACCACCTTTAGATTGTATAGGTGTCATATAAGGAGTTTGTTTAATTTTAACTGGTGCAATTAATGTATCTACTGATCCTAAAAACTCACACTCAAACTCTTGTTGAAACTGTGCCTCGGAAGTATTTCTTATAGTCATTTCTTTCCATTTTTCATCTCTTCCTGGAACTTCTGACCAATGTACTTCAATAGGTACATAATCATTTCGCTTATTTTCTGCGTCTACCCATAGTTTATAAAATTGATTCATTCCGTGAGGAGTAGAAACTATAATCATTTTTGTTTTTTTACCAGATGATATTGTAGGATAAACGGAACTAAAAAACATTTCTGCTATATTAGCAGGTACGAAAGCAAACTCGTCAAGAAATATTATATTAAATGAACCACCTCTTATTGCACTTGAAGAAGTAGCAGCTGCTATAATAGTTGATTTATTTTCTAATTCTATATTACCTTTGTTCCAATTGATAACACCTTGTTGTATATATTTTGGTAAGTTTTCATATGCTAATTGTAATCTTCCTAATATATCTCTAGCAGTAGAAGATTTATTGGCAAGAATAGCTATGTTTGAATTTGGATTAAATATTGCATAGTGTAATAAGTATGCAATTGTTGTTGTTGACTTACCTGATTGTCTAGGTAGTTTGCAAATTGTAAATCTATTTGTATCTATTGTTTTAACTATCTTCTTTTGAAAGTCAAACATTTTAAAAGGTACAAGACCTTCGTCCAAGGAAACAATTTTCATATGTTGTTCCATAAAATATATTGGATCTTGTTGACATTTAGTAAACTCTATAATCTCTTCTTTAGTAAACTCTTGTGGTGTATTTACTTTTTTAAGATTAGGATTACCTAAATATGCGTCTGTTGTACTCATCTTGGTATTATACTTTCTCTTGTTGATACGTATTCAAACCAACCTGTCATTATATATTTATCTTCTTGAGCAACAATTCCTCTATGTGTATGTGTCCAATCAGCAGGCCATATTGTACATAGACCTTGTTCAGCATTTAATTTTAAATTTTGATATTCAAATTCCGTACCGCCATTATCAACATCATTTAAATAAAGTTGAAATGCTAATACTCTATTGGCTGCTTTAGGAGAACCTCTTTCACAATGCCAAGTTTTAAATCCACCATCTGGTTTATAATATTGAAAGTTATAATCAATTAAATCATATCTGTTTATCATACCAGCTCTTTCATATTTTTTAGTATAGTTATCTAAACATTGTTGTAAGTATGCTCTAAATTTATAGATAGGCCAATCAAAATTGTTTATAGCTATTTTTAAATCTACACTATCTTTAACTGATTTCTTAATTGCACCAGTTCCTACAACACCTTCTCTATGATGTTCTTTATTACTATGAAAATAATCTATTAAATCATTACACATATCTTTAGGAAGATACCAACCACCTATAAAACTTTCTTTTGGTATTATGCTACATTCTTTTAAATCATTTGGATACATTTCACCTGTAGTTTGGTATGCCTCAGCACTTATATTACTCATTTTTTTCTCCTTTAAAATCTATATTAACTATCATTCTCATATCACTATTTATTGGATGTTGTCCAGTGTGTATTATGTTACCTTTAAAAAATAAAAATCTTCCTTTTTTAGGAGTTATTTTTTTAGATGGTACAATTTTACTTTGTCCTAATTTCTTCATTTCTTCCTCATATTCTCTATCACTTAAACCGAAAGGTATTTTATTAAAGAATAAAGTATCTCCATCAGAATCATTTATAAAATATATACATACAAAATGCTCATCATTAGTATCTGTATGTGGTGTATTAAATTGGTCTTTATTACCATTTTGCATTTGGTACATTAAGTTTGCTTTTGCTCTTATTAAATCAATACCTTCTATTTTAAAGTAAACACAAACTTTTTGCATTAACATATCAGCTAATCTATAGTGTTCAGATTTTCTTTTGTCATCATCACCTTTTGCACTATGAATATCAAATCCATTATTCCAAAATTCGTGAACCATCATAGGACCATCTTTGATAGCTTCATTATCTTTAAAATAATTTCCGTGTGCTGTTGATACTGTATAAGTTTGTTTTCTTTGATACCAAGGAAAACGGTTTGAATAAAAAAACAATTGTTCAAAATAATTTGTTTCTTCTGTAGTTAGTATATCGTCATACGTAATTATATCGTGGCCTTTAAAAATTTTATCCATTAACTATCACTCCTTCTATATGAGTATATCCTAACTCTTTAGCAGCCTTTACTCTTTGACTTCCTCTCCATACACTATACTTTTTTTCAATATATGGAATACCCATAGCACCATATCTAGGTACTTCTGATATAACGTGTTCTCTTACTTCTATTGGATTTTGCAACTCTTCACCATCTAATAATTCTTTTAGTGGTGTCATTGACTTAATATGAGTTAAGTCTTCTAGTGGAATAATTATTTTATTCGGTACTTTCTGCTTTGCCGTCAATAGTTTCATTTTCAATTCTCTTTTCCTTTACAGTTTCCATACTTTGTTTCTTCAACATCTTTTGTAATTCTGCTGTTGATCCAACAAATAAAGCATTTTTTATATTTGCATTAGTCTTATTAGGCACTTCTTTTAAATCTTTTAATTTCTTTTGTAGGTCTTGTAATTTATCAACTGTAGTTCCAACTTGACCTATCAATTGTCCTGCAACTTCATATGCTCTAGGATGCTGACCTTCTTTTGCAATATCTAATATACCTTGTATTGCTTCTTGACCTTTTTCTATTAAACTATAATAACTTTCTCTACTATAATCATAATCAGTATTAATATCTTTTTCTACTTTCACAGGTACATCACCTTCTTTTCTAACTACAGGTGGTTCAAATTTTTGATTAAGTACTTGTTCAGTAGGAGTTTCAGGTTTAGTTTCTATACCTAAAATCTCGTTAACACTCTCTTCCAATTTGCTCATTATTCATCATTCCCAGTTGTTGGATTATAATTCTTTGTATCATTAAAGAAACTAATCGTTGTTGTAAATCCAAAATCATCATCTGCATTTGCATTTTCAGGTTTTGGTATCGTTATAATTCTTTCTTCTCTTGCTTTGTTTATTGTATCTGTATCAGTATATATATCTGATTGTGATTTCCTAATAACTTTACTTTGCGACATAGGACCATATAGATA